AACATAATCATAAGGCCAGTTAAATTCAATTGGATATGTACTAGATTTTTTAGTCGGAGTATCGAAAACTTCACCCTTATTGGCTGATTCTCCAGCTTGTGAAGTGATCTGATCTTCATAACTTACTTGTGAGCGCTGTTTTACTTTAAATACCATCCATCTTGTGCTTTTACTAAGTACATCTTCGGCTTCTAATAATTCATTAGCTGCGAGAGGATGTGCTACAGAAGCGAAAGTCTTAGTAATCTTCTGATAATTGCGAGGCGCTAAGTTCTGCCAAATATAACTTAAATCATCTTTATCGAACGTATATTCAAATTCAAAAATATACATTGCCATCGGATCAACTGCGAGATTATTAATAAAATCAAATTGTGGTGGCAAATTATATCTTTGCATTTTTTGAACTAATTTTCTAATGGATTCTCCTGCGAAATCTGTGGAGTCTCCCGTTTCACTGCCAATAGCCGAATCAAGACAAGCATCTATTTTTTTTCTATCTATGGAAAAGAATGTCTTACTTTGCTGTCTATAATTAGATAGCGTAGAATCTCCCGTTGATACTTCTGTTGAATATGGTACCGCTACGATTGCTTCTTTGATAGTGATGTTTTCGGCCAACTCCCCTAAACGTTTTGAAGTATTATTAATGTCAAACTTAACAATGTCCGTTAAAGATTTCATAGTCTTGTATGTGTTGGCGCCCAAGCCACTTGCATTATTCTTATTGTAAGCGCTGTTGTTGGTGATCACATCGTAATGATATTTTAGCCATTCTGTTGGAATGTCTCCAATTTCCAAAAAGATACCTTTTGATGGATCTGGGTCAATTATACCAAATTGATGCCACATGCCACGAGGAACTGATGCTGAAGAATATGATGGGAGACTGAGAGTTGAGTCAGCGTTTGAGATTGGATGAGTTCCTTGGTTGTTAAAGTTCAGCATTGGTGTCTCCATCTTAGGCTGAATTACCCATTTCTTGCCAACGGTCTCATTCTCGGATAGTATTGGGTTACCGAATTTATCTACCCTTTGTCTTGCTACTCTTTCGATTCCAAAGCAATTAATGCTTGCGCTAATTTGCATTGCATTGGCATTTATATTCTTGCCGTCATAGACAAGATCATCTTCATCTCCGTAAAGAGATCTAATATTGCCACTAAATGTGGGCAACAATTGTGTACCAGACAGGTTTGTGGTGGCGTGGATTCCGCTTGATGAGGAAACCCCAGGATCGGCGCGCCAATAAATTGTTTTTGTCTCTGATAATATCTTTTCTAAATCATATTTAGTGTCGGCCGTAGGTTCAAAAATGATATCAAGCCAGGATTCGCCATTGTAATATGGTGGAGTATACGCCCAATTGAAGCCGGCAACACTATCGGCAGGATTCGACAATACAACATATGATGATGACCCCAAAGCTCCCGAAGGTCTTCCGGCAATTGCAGGCCCAAAGGCTGTGGGTCTAGAGTACATCGTAAAGTTTTCTTGTAATTCGTTCTTGGGGGCTTGCCTAGGATCTTGAGGCAGCGGAAAAACACCAGTCATAAAAGTATTGGCTGTAGTGTTATATGCTTTGCCTCCATATTGACCATATGCAACATTGTTGCCGCTTGAGCCGGATTCATACACGTATGTTCTGCTGCCGCTTAAAGAGCGACGAATACTTAAACGCGCTCCGTAAACACTTCCGGATTTAAATTCTAAATCTGATGTAACAGTATCTGATTCGAGGCGCGTATATCCACCATCCTTTAGGAAGAAATTGCCCACCTCTCCAAAAAAGTTTGATGCCATCAAAGAATATATCGGGTCGCCCTTTCCTTTAAACGCGCCGGTTACGTTAAGAGAAGCCGAGGGGTGCGGCTCAGTATCGAAAAATCTCACATCAGTAAGATATTTTTCAGGCTTAATTAAAGTTTCGAAGGGGATTCTATAGTCCCAATATGGGCCGCCATCATATCCTTCACCCGCAGGCAACCCTGTCGCAGTTTCTGCTGTAAGCATCCATGCGCTAGCGGACGTTTTATGTGCGGCGCCATAAAATGTTCTGTTAAGCTTCGTTGGTTCTGTGACTATTGGATAATCGACAGCTATTCCAGATTTAATTGTATTATATAATAAACCAGGGGAGTATAATGCTTGCATTAGTGGGCGCACTGTGCCGCCTTTCGATCCGGGATTTTGTTTTGCGGCATCTTCTCCGATTATTGAATTGATAAATGAATTCTTGAATCTTGTTACTAAATCAACTGTACGCTGTACTGGATAAAAGCCCTTATAAGGATTGAGCCTGATAGATGCGCTACATACTAACATAATCTCGCTAGCGCCCAAAAGGGTCTCTTCACTAACTTTTAAGAATTCAGACATAAAATCAGAATTGGAATAATCTTTGTAGAAATTGCTCTGTGAGCTATCTTTGCCTGTTCCCACAACTTCAAACGTATCAAATTTATTATCCGCAGTAATACCAAATTTCTTATAATCTTCGACATGTTCGCTTATTCTAAATTCTGGGACTATGGCGAAATCTTTACTAATTTTACCTAAATCGTATTTAAAAGCATCATAATCATTAAACCATGGTTTCGATGAATGTGATTGAAAGGTGGCTACGCCACTATCTTTCTTAATAATTCCCGCTTGACTGTCGGCTTCCCAAACGGCTTCGCCAGTATATAATCCAACAACAACATCAAATTTAGTTGTATATGAGCCAGTTTCGGCAATGGGGATTCCAGAAGGACTAACAACACTGGGGGCGCCGGGAAGAACATGTTTTCTAGCATATAATGCGGAAGCTGCGAGATTTAATTTTCTCCGAGCGGCAGCAGAGAACGTGCCGGATACAATATGGAAATATTCATTTTGTAATTCGCCGGCGCTATTTGAAATTTTTAATATAACATTACTGGCCAATTTAATGTAAGGAATTTCGTTCTCGGCTCTAGTAAGGAAATCTGTAGGTTCATCTAGTGGCCATGCGCTTTGGGTTAAATATACTCCAAATGAATTTGTAAAAATATTATCATTATGTAAAGTATTTCTCGCAGAGCGTGTATCTCTCCAATACAGATTATTATATCCTACTCTCGTGGAAGAACCGGTCGTAAATTCGTTGATCTTCGAGGGAAACAATGTTTCGGAATATGCAACCCAGTTCAGTTTATAACCAGTTGTGGCATTTCCAATATCAACAATTTGCTTAAATGCTGTAGATTTAACCGGCGGATTATGAAACAATCTTTCATTCAATTCAGAATCACTAAAATAAAGATTTTCATTGCCATAAGTTGATCTCAAGGTAACATTCTCGCCTTCAACATCCATATTGATTGAGGCCGGCTGTCCTCGAATTGTAACGGGCTTCACGGTATATCTCTGCGATGTTCCCAAATCGCACGTAAATGTGTTGTTCTTGCGGTGTTTTCGTAATATCGGGTGCGCAGAGGGACCGGTCTGGGGGGCGCCGCGATAACCAAAAGTATTCTTACGTTTGGTCATCAGTAAATTGAAAAAGTCTGCCTTCTGATTAAGATTTCCTACAATTCCATATTTGCTGGCGCCAATTAATGTGGTATTATAATAATCAGCATTGCCAGAAGTAGCGGGATATCCTAGAATATTATCATCATTATCATCGGCCGGATCGTTTATATAGTAATTTAATTCTAAGGCTGGCTGATAAATTGCTGCTGTTCCAGCAATGCCCAAAATGGCGCTAGCAGATACAAAATCAAAGTAAGCGGTCCAGCCTGTAGCCGAGCTAGAATAATAACCTGCTTGCGGACCATAAATTGGAGCATAGCCCCACCACCTTAAGCCTGTCCCGACTAAACTACTCGTTGTGGTTAAGGCATCTTCCGCCAAAGATCCAGTTATCCAGGCATACTGACGGTCGGCGCGCGGAATTTGATGCTGCACAAAGAAGTTATCATATTGAGAAGAAGTAGAATATGTTCCATCGGCATTTTGAACAATTCTCCTGCGAGTATTTCTTTGAATTTTATTGAATGATGCCGATTCATTAGTTGTTGCGCCCGGGGCTGCGATCCATGTGGGATCTCTTCCGAATCGACCGGTGTGGCGAGCTAAATGAGTTCGAAGACCAAAATCTCTTCCATGAATATCAGTTACTCTAATCCCGGGCGTTCCGGATCCGGTATTCTCAGAAATCGCACCAGACATGTTCTGATTTGGTCTTATGGTGGATAAATTCCTATAATTAATGGCATTATATACAGAATATTCTCCGGAACGAATATCACCATATCCCGGGTTCATTGTCTCCATACCGCCAACAGATGAAAACCTGCCGCGAATAATTGTCTTGTTGGTACTCGCTGTCAAATAATTGATTGAATATGCTGGTACAAATTCGAAATGACTATCCGCATCTCTTCTTATATCTAAAATCGAACGACCTTGTGTGCCTGAAGGGGTATTTGTAAGCTGAGACGGTAACGAGGGTTGATTATCTATAAAACCTCGGGGATTTGTGAAAGCTCCGACACTATGAATGACTTCATATCTATTACTATAGTTTCCTAGTACTGTAGAACCAGTAGTATGCTGAATATTACGAATATTTACCGGTCTTTTCGCAATATGATCGCGATAAAATACTGCCTTTTGAGATGCGGTCATTGGATATGGCTTGACACCGATAGCGTTTGCTTCTGGCCATGGGTAGTCGGCGCCTACCATACCGATGGCGCCGGTGGCAGTTTCAAAGGCGCCCAACAGGAGCTTCCATGCTTCCGGACGATTTGTATAATCATCAGATCCTGTATTTAACTTCACATGCCGAGATTGATGGCCTCCCACTGCATATTCTGTAAATGGTCCCTGCATTGGTCTTTCCATATTATCGCCATATACATCATTGTGGAGATTGGTGATCATTATATTAGCGCTAACATTTTGAATAACATGCTTATTATAGCCCGAATCAACTGACGAACTTATTATATTGAATGGAAATGCTATCGTTGACTTCACATTCGCATATCCATATCCATCTTCCCAATCGCGACCATGCTGTACTTTTACAATTCTCTTTGTCTTTTTGTTTGGGTATGGCGTAAAGGAGGCGCTCTTTAGCGGTACCAAATCCTCTTTGAAGGCTAATAAAATATTTTGTGGTACGAATACTCCACCACTAGTAATAACGGGACCAGCAGGATATAGCGCATTATAAGTAAAGCCTATTCTCTTATCCTTAGAAAAGTTTACGCCGCCGGCTACAATGCCGGGGGATGTATTTTCTACCCTATCAATTTCTATCATATATGGCTTAGAAAAGGCTCTAATTGCTTCGGGATTTGTTTCGTAAACTGTTCCGCCAGCATCAGTAAGAAATCTTTGTTTTTGATCGTTGGATGACGCAGCGTTTGAGCCAATGCTTCTCAAATCCCTATCAACTGTGTCATCTCCAGAAGTCTTAAATCGGCGTGTTCTTCCTCGTGACTCTCCGCTTGGGGATTTTTGTTGATTCGCTTGTCGGTTCGTCTTCTGGGTGGCAGCGTCCTCGCCCTTCTGTGTAGATTCAACCTCGTCCTGCACGGCGCCGTATGTCTTCTCTTCGATCCCCATCATGGGTGCAGAGTCGCGGGGTTCGCGAGCCTTAAATTCTAAAGTCGGGAATTTAGTCTTATATTTGTTTCTTTCTAAAACATGACCTTCGACTATATTATAGGCATCTTTAACAAAGCCCGAAGAGGCCGGCATCATTTGACTAATAATTTCAGCAATTGCATCATCTAGCCATCTATAATAATCAATGTATTTTTCCACATCAGAAACATATGTTACTTTTCTAAAGAATATCTCTCTTAATTTTTCTAATGATTTGTAACGTTCGCGATATCTGTTAACTGGTTCACCAATTATATTATTGAAATCAACAACTCCGGCAAAGAACTTAAGTATTTCCTCAGATATCGCGCTATACATGCTTTTTTCAACAATATGGAAAAACCTGGGGCGCGACTGCATGTCTGGAAAAAAGACTTCATCATTGGTTAAAACTTTAATCATCTCTGAAGATACCGGCGCTTCTGGATCTGTAAACTTCAGAGAATTAAGGCGGTCTTTATTTACTACATCAGTAGAGCTTGCTGCGAATCCATATCCATATCCAGTGTGTTGATATCCGGCAATTTCGCCAATCCAGCCATAATTATTCCTCAAGCCAGCAGAACCAGAACTAATATCAGTTACATAATATAAATTACCGCTACTATCTGAGCCAGTTATATTATCAAAATTCCAACTCAAAGCTAATGTATTTAGATTCAGAGCATCTGTCTGTATCAGATTAGAATCTAATGCTGAAATATTTCTATACGAACCAGAAATACCTTGATTATTTATATCGTACAGATGTTGGTTAAGTTCACCATCATCCATGTATTTGGTCCAATATTTCAATCCAGCCACAAGAACATCGCTATTATGAAGAAGGGCGCCCGTTACATTCGTCCTGTGGGCGCCCACATACATTCTCTTGGCAACTTTTGCGAAATTTCTACCTAGGGTCGTTGTAATAGAGGCTGTGGCGTAAAAGCTGTTTTGGACAGTATCGCCGACAGCGTTAACGCCTCTAAATTCTACGATATAATTAGAGGTAGTAGAACCAGTTACTATACCGCCAAGTGGATAATCATCTGGCTTAAGCCTGACGGATATGTTCCATTGTTCATTGTCATAAACATCCAAAAAGGTACTACTAGTTAAAAACGAAAATGGCTCTGGAGAATTCGATGATGTTAATACAAAATAAGCGTTTTTAGAATTTTTAGAATCTCTAACCGCGAAAACTTGAAAATTTGCTCTATCTGTAGATCGCCATGTTGTGTCGGTGGTTCCGGCACTATCGTCAGGATCGACAACCTCATACATTCCAAATAGAGATGCTGAGTTAAAATCTCTATCGAATGTGTCCATACAATTATCCAATTTATTATAGCTAGGAAAAATTATATTCGCTTCGGCCGTGAATCCATATCTGGGTTCTTTGGTGTTTACGTATGATCCGGTAATAAATCCAACCGAATTTGGATTCGAAGAATCTTTGCTCTGATATACAACGCCCTCTATGTTCTCTTTCTTGTTTAAATTGATAGAAGTATTCTTTGCTAATGTTAATTCTAGGTTATTCTTTAATTCAAAAACCTGATTGTCAGCATATGTTTTGAATTTGACTACTCTATCATCCAAATAAAAACATCTAAGAATATTCTTAACTGCCTTCTCTGTACCTTTGGCTTTATAAATGCCAGATAAACTATTGTAAAGATTTAGATAAATTAAATTCTTGGTTTCGCTCAGATCATTCTCAAATAAAGTATCTTGATTTCTATTTGAGAATTTTTCAAGCACCGTCGAATCGATAAATAATTCTGGTGTGTAAAGTCCAAGAGACTGTGGTAGATGTTCTGCGAAAGGTATTGGCGAATACGAAGCGCTCGTATAGCTTGGTCTCTTGAACGAGGGAAGCGCAGATATTTGCAAATAGAGCTTGTCAAGATATGTTGCAACAATATGTGAAAGCAATCTTAAATCACTTGTTAGGGCCTCTTCTTCTTCTAATACCCACGAGGGAACTAAATTAACAAAAGCGGCATTATTATTTGAATCGTGAAACTCACCTTTATCTAATAAATCTGACTTTAAAGAAGCTACGTCTGGATGATTTGAGTGTATGATTGGATCCAGATATTCCGTCGAAGCAGCGCTAGCGCTAACTATCGCAGAACCAGTATTTCTAGAATTAGTTCCATAGCCCGTCCATACACCATTGCTTATGCGACCAGAATAATCCAATACAGTATTGTCGGTACTAGTGGTTGTCGTAATGCCCTCATTGAACTTATAGTATAAGCCAAGTGTTGTATTGCTTATATCAGTATTGCTTCCGCCCTTTACAACATCATTATAATAGCGAGCAATCTGATTCGAATCTCTCGCAACTTTCCAGAATCTAAATTCATCTATAGAACCACTTAATTTACCACAAGTCGCTAGATCCCCCAAATTTCCAATATTACCAGATGGTCTGGATAAAAGGGCGCCGATACGACCCATCATGCCCTTGGAATTTATCTCATCTAATGTTGCAGCGCTAGCAGTTCTGTGATTTAAGGCGCCATCAACATATAATTTCGATACAAGAGAGCTACCACTATTCTGTATAACAAATGCATAATGAGCCCAATCAGATAAAGATGATGCCGAGAGACCTATACCAATTGAAGAAGTATAAATACCAGTGGTACCAGACTGTACTGTAAGTACAAATGGTGACGTGGTGCCAGCAGGTGCTCCCAAGTGTTTGACCGACCTACTTAGCTCAATTGTAATTCTACCATAATCGGCGCTAGAAGTGGCAACGTTGTTCCACATATCAAAAACAACTTGCTTCTCGGTTAATGCGGTCCCAAGAGAACCTGTTTTTAGCCAAAATTCAACTGTAACACCTTCATCAAAATTGCCTCTTAGGTTTGATTCGCGTGAACCAGAGGCGTAATCGGATGGCAATCCCTCGGAAGTATAAATATCTGTATTGTATATGTTTGAAAATTGTGTTTTACTATTCGTTGGATTGTCAAAGGCTTCTGCTAATTTCGTGTAAGAGGACGTATTTGGTCCACCAAAAAAAGTAATATATTCTAAACTACTGGGTAGTCCATAACCCTCACTGGCGGCCGGCATCGTAGTGGTACCCCACCCATCGGCACTTAATATAACGTAACCATTTGTCCTGGGGTATAAATCATTAAAAACGTGCTTTTCGACACCCAAAAGTTTATTATAAAATTCATTAATCTCGGCGTCAGATCCGTCATAAGGATAATAATCGTGGATATACTCAACGGCAGATTTATAGTATAGATAGGCAGAGCCATATTTCGCGAATTTAGTTGGATCAGAGTAATCTACATGCGGTACAAATGTGTCCTGCTTTGTTTTAAGCGCACGAACATTTCTTGCAGATTCGACATCTCCAAATGTGTCTTTTTCATCAGCATCTGACAAATAATTTCTAGTTTTATTTGTTGAATCGAAAAGTTTTTTAATACTCATATTCTTCTACTCTGAATTTGAACGCATAAGGCTGTTCGGACCAAGAAGACAATGCATCATCATAGAAAGCAAATTTAAAAGCATATTCGTATCCCGGCTCTAAAAGCTTCATGTCAAAATCAAAATAATTACCAGAAACATCATATGATAATTGAGTATGTAAATCAGATCCGGTACCGTAGGAAACTGCTCCATAACCATCCATTACTCTAAACACCCTATAAGAAGCGCTTATGATTGTGGTGCCTTCCGGAGTTGCATTTGCTATCGTATAAATGGTCGGACTCCAATTTTTATTTCTGATATATAGATTGAATCTGGCTGTTTCATCATTACGATACTTGTTTCTTAAGTTGGTAATATTCATATAGTATACTGGCTTTGTAACCGTTTGAGCAGCTTTCAATATTATTGGCTCAATTGTACCAGTAGTATATTCAACGCTAGAACTGTGCCAAACATCGTAAAGTGTTGAGGCAGTTGTGGCAGCGGCGCCAGATATTGCAATGGAGGCAGTATAAATACCTGTGGTCTTAAGGCCGCCCGTAATATTTGTATTTCCATCATACAATACTAATTTGGAACCGCTGGGTGCTGAATCATGGGGCGCGGATCCGGAATACAAACTTACCAATATTAAACCTGCTTTTATGCCAGGAATATTTACGAGCTTTCCCCTAACGTAGTTATAAAGATAAATTACATTCAAATTATCTGTTGCTGGTGCCAAAGAACTACTATAATAAAAATTTCCTCTGTCATCTTTTGTTGTTGAATTCCAGCGTGCCTCAATTACTGGGCGCTTAAAGAAATACTGTGAACCTCTTGCGAAAAAACGCTTTGTATAATATGATTTTGTGGCGCCACTTACATTGTGAATAACGCTACCGCTATTTTCACCAGTCGAACTAGAGAAATAAGCTTCGTAGCTTTGAGATAGATATATCCCAACGCCATAATTGTTATAATCTCCAGTAATCCATTGCTCTACAGACGGAGTAATATCAATCTCAAGATCTTCTAAACCAGTAGTAAATGACTGACTATAGGCACGCTCGCCCTCAGTCGCGGCTGCACCGGTAAGAAAATCGCCACCAACATTAGTCCAGAGCACCCCTTTAGATGCAGACAGCCAATTGGCGCCAGTATTACCTTTTGTCTCGTCTTTGTATGTTTCTAAATCGAGGCCGGCGCCTTCTTCCCAAGACCGAGATACGAGTGCGACAACCAACTTATAATCTTCTGGAACTGTTTTTGAGTGTTGAGCATTGGATATCCGTAAATAAAAACTTACACTACCGCTAGCGGGAACGATTCCCGCTGTTCTATCAGAAGAAATATCAGTTATCGGAAATTTCATAAGAACTCTGGAAAGTTCTTGGGAACTGGTACTTTGGCGCGCGTAGACTGAAAACACCTCTACAACATCGGCGTGGCCCATATTGGAACCGGTACCTCGCGTCTTTAAATTTGACTTATAGGCATTAACAATAGTTGTATCAGCCGAAGCTGTATAATGTTTTAAAGCCATTATCTAATTTTTCCTTTAATATCCACTCCCGGGTATTTAAGTTCTGCAACAGCATTTTTCGGAATGACAACATAGGTTCCGTCCGGAGACATATTTTCGTTGATATCAAACTGTACACCAGAATAACTCGATGCAGTTCCCGTTCCACTTTTGTTTATTATCTTTACTTTAACAACGTCAAGAACACCCTTAACTTTGTTCAATTCAGTAAAGATGTCTGTCGTATACACTGGCTCGCCGATATAGAAACTATTACTATAACGTGATTGTAATTGTGCTACACAAGCTTGCAAAACATCATATTTATCAACACCAGTAGTTGGGGTAATTATAAACTCAATCCCAAAATTAATAACAAAGGCATCTAGAATATCAATAGTATCAGTTATCATTCTATATTTGTTAAGCCATGTTTTTAAATTATCTTTTATAGTTGAATTTGCAGTTGTAAGTTTTTTAAATTTATCTTCAGAAATAATATACATATTCAGATTTCGTTTTCTTGAATCCGGATCTCTTTGAACAGAACATCTTTTAATAGAGCCAAATTTGCCCGGCATGCGATATGCCAAATTTTCATAATCAGCCTGAGTTACTGCTCTATTCTGTGTCGGGAAGGTGTCGAAAATTCTTCTTTTAATCTCGCTTGTAGTTGCGTTTGTTACATCGCCAACTATGGGCTCTTCATTCGTTATCTCAACAGATGATAAAATTGTATTAACAGTTCCGACATTAAGCGATTGTCTATCTTTAAACTCTAGTATGGCGTTTGGAACTTGTGTTAATGTATTTACTGCTAAATTGGAATTAACAGGATTGGTAACTCGATATGTTACATTCAACGTTGTGTTCGCGGGAACAATTCCCAGACTATCATTTTTGCTTAATCTTGTTGGATCAAATGTGGTATCGGTCACATAAGTTTTTGCAAAAATATCCATAGCTACAGCGCCAGGATCAGCTATAACATCTGAGGCACCGGGCTTTCCGCTTCCAAATTGAAGTACTGTCCGATTTCTACCTCTTTCTACAACAAATTTTCTTGATACTAAATATGGCTTTAAAACTGATGGTACATTGTCGGACTTAAAGTTAATATTGGATACCTCTTTAAAGATCATGTCTTGTGATAGATTGTCTACTTCAAAATATTCTTTTCCATCTGAATCGATGACAGAAACAATTTCTGAAATATTTTGAGTTCTTAGCCCGATTTTAAAAAATCTTTCATACGCACCTACCGTTAATTTTTCACGACCAAAAAAACCAGATACTACATTTCCATATGCCTTGATCGCATAATATGTTGGGGCGCCCGTAGAAGTATTTGTTCTTGCAGCAACAATCGGATTTTGAGGCGCATTAAAATCAACATTCTCGGTGAGAACAAAATTTAATCCAGTATCCGATGTAAATCTAGAGCCACGCTTCATAATTGGAACATAATCCTTGTCTGGTCCCAAACCAGTTGATGAAGCTGGTACCAACACATATATTGCAACTTTACCGAAAGTTGATGGTCGGCCAGTATATTTATATCCTAAAATTCTGCCTTGTCTTAAGACATTATCATATTGATACGCAGTATCTAGAAATGTCTCATTAACATTATAATCTAAATAGAAAGAAAGCTGGTCACCAACGTAAGCGACCGCATCAACCATCATGGCCCCAAAGGAGCCCTCACTAAAATCTTGGAAAGTATCAGGATAGAGACGCTCCGCTATTTGTACAAGATCCTTGCGGATTGAATTAAATTCTCTATGAGTATAATCAATAGGAACTATCTTTTTCTGCTCATCGGCCATAAAAAACCCTCAATTCTTAAATAGTAAATTGTAATAAATCTGTCGTGCCAATTCTGGGGATAGAATACTTAATGGATACTGATAGCCGATTCATGTCTTGGTCGGCTGCATCAAACGATACGCGTTGGATCTTGACAAATGGCATATACTTCTTAGTTTGCTCTCTTATTCTTAAATCTATGTCGCCATAAGTACTTTGGTCAAATTGTCCAAATAAATAGGTTTTCATGCCGACGCCGTATGCAGGATCCATAACTCTTTCTCCAGGAACAGTAAGAATTAACATCTTAAAATTCTGTTTAATCGCCGCCCTCATTGTTTTAAGCAAAGCGTAACCGTCACCCGAATCTTGTGTTATCGGCAATTTTGGTGCCAAACCAGCCATATTATATTACCTCGTTACTATAAATACTATTATCATTCAATTTCGCACACATTTCCGTCAGCATCAAACGGATTAGTTCTTAATCGACCTCGCATCCACCATGGTACTTGTCGAAGTCCCGGATCTGGTCTTAAGTGCTGTCTTAGTTTCTTTCCTATAATTTCACTAGGACTATCGAAACCTTCAAAAATCATATTAGGCTTCAGTTGCTTCGAACCATAGAAGGACATAAACAATTTCTTAATCCTAGATCTAGCATTTCTGAGTATTTCTTGGCTCCAAAAATCATATTCCACTACGCCAAATCCTGCTAATGGATTAAAGGTAGTCTCTGGAAGGCGATCACGGAATGCTGCCCAAGCGCCATCTGGGGCATCGGGGCGTGTGCGCAACTCGGCGCCTGTGATAATTTCGATTGGTATCTCACTACTATACGTAACATCCTCTGGTTCTGACCACGGGAACGGATCGCGAACGCTTTTTGTAAATTCGACTTCAACAACAACTGGCTCGCCGGTGTTGAGATCGCGAAGCGGTTCTTTAATTATATTAACCTGCAATCCGGGTTTGGCGCTAGTATCAAATCTCTGTATTAATCCTTGGACCTGCTTCACGGGATTTGGATTTACGATATTCCAAAACGTTTCATTACGCTCAACAGTTAATTCACCTATAGAGGGTAAAATTCCCATATCATTATAAATCGCTGTCAAGCCAGTTAATTTATTTAATGGAAATATATATTCGCTGACGAGTTTAAATTTCTCATCGTTTTTCAAAATATTAATCAAACAAAGTAATAATTTACTATCACCCTCAAGCTTAGCAAATTGGCTAAGTGGTAAATCTAAGGCATCAACCTCAACAGATGTTATTTCATATTTGGTGCCATCGATTACTATAGAGAATAATAGACCATAGCGAACGCCCAATTTGCCAGTTAAGCCAACCGAATTTCCGCTTTCATCTTTAACAATCTTAAGTGAGCCCGGATACACATCTGAAATATTTTGTGCCTGATCTGAGGTACCTCTAATCTGATCATATGCCGATTCAGGCGCTTTCTTTTGTCCGTTAATAGAAATATATTTCTCTAATATAAATGGGCCCTCTGTTGCAGCAGCTATCCTTTTATCTTGATCATCGTGAACCCATTCCGGAACATCTCCAATTGGTAGTGACATTTTATGAACCAACGGATATAATGTATCATGAAGATCCTCGGTATGTTGTTGCCCGGTCATCCACACAAAATCTCCGTTATCATCCAATATTACATGGTAATAGCCTATATATTCTTCGCCAGCCCTTAAGCCAGTTTCATCTTTATCTTCTCCAATTACAAATTCGCCTCCATAGGTGTAATAATATCTTGGGGCGCCAGTAATATCTGTCGTTTCTGTACCCACATCGATATAATTTATCGTGAATGAACCATCCGGATTCATTGCCTTATTCAAAGTGAGGGCACTATCAACAGTCATCTCTTCTAATAAATAATAAGCCATATCTTGTACTTCTGGATGCCATCCGAGCTTATCCATATTATCTGTGAACTTGGCCGCCATAAAGTTTACTTGCTCGACTACCAACTCTTTAAGGATTATTTTGGCATCTTCCTCGGTGGCCCTAACAGCCTCTAAATTCTTATCTAATCTATAGGCCCCTAGTGTTTGAAAAAGCCCTGCATCGCCAGTAAGTTTTGCAGTCAACAAATCATCCCGAAATGGATAGTCATATTCTGCTTGCATATCATTAAGTCTAAAAAGAGCATCTAAAACTGCAGGCGGGGGATCCTGTATATCTCCGCTATCGATAAGCATTGCATACATTTGTACCGATTGTTCCAAAAATGCATACCAAAATTCTTCATCTTTAAAAACATTAAATAATTCCCAAAGAGGAGGTTGTGCATCTTTAAAATGACTTTCCATAACTTCTATAATGTAAGAAGCATAAACAGAACTAAGTACCTCCGGACAACGCGGCGCAAACTTCATAAATGTTGGAAATCCTTTGATAAAATGTGCGCAAACATATATTCTGATGGCCGCCGTAATAAGCCCTACCATACCAGCTTTTGCAGGACGCTGTAAAATTCTATTATACGGTAATTCTAAGGCGCAAACTGAATCAGATTTCAATCTTTCATCTTCCGGAATATTCGGGTATAGATCATCAATCATCTTTTGAATTTGTTCGAAATCAATTAGATCGGTTTTCGTTGGCTCGCACGGATTTGGTTCAGGGAAGAATGCATCTATTAATCCAAGCCACCCTTCTGGCTGCTGCGGTCTAACATGAAATGCGGGACGAAGAAACATCCCTCCGAATGTAGTAGGATCTAAATAGATCACCCTTACATCATCCATTGTGCCGCCGGCTAAAAGAGTATTATGCTGATTTAAACTGATGCCCAATACCATATCTTTTTCGGTGTACCCGTATTCCTCGCCAAATAAAACTTGCTTTGCTTGATGATACGGTACGAAATTAGTAGGATCATTGGGATCTGCAATTCCATACGTAAAATCTTTTGGAGACAAGGTGTCAAAGCTGGCGCCATAAGCCCATCCACTTTTTTCTTTTGCATTAATATCGGCAACGGTCTTGAAGAACGTATCTAAAGTATTTTCTATAAATTCAGATCTAAAAGTTTTGGCTGCAGCCAGGGAAGGACCAGCGCCATTCTCTTTCTTTATTAATTCTGATAACAAAATAGTCGGAGGCTCATAAGCTGCCTTTGTCTGGAAGGAATTCATAAAAGCTGGGTAATCACTCAAAAACTCTTCACCCACAACATCAAGGGTATTGTCCGCAGCTATAAATTCATATTTAAGGGGATCTAAAACATCGTACTCGACACTTCCAGCTACCATGGTGTTGCCAACATCAATTTTACTTTCGAGCATCTGGCGCCCAACGCCGAGAGTACCTTCAAGCAAAGATTGTACGGTGGTGTCGTCTTCGTTAACAACGTCAAGAAGTTTCGCATGAGGTGATTCAGCAGCCTCTAAGTATACGTTTACATTGGCCGCCATGTTAAACCTCTCGATGATTTTTATTCTTACGTTATCATCTGGTCGGTTGGCGATTACTCCATCTTCATTTTCTACCAGATCACCAAAATAGGTATAAATATCAAACCCATATGAATATGCTGACTCTGGTTCGATGCCCGATGCCATACCTTTAGCGTTATCACTAAATGATAAAGTTATATCAGGATTTGCCTTTCTTCCCTTTATCGTAAACTCAACTTCCTCAATTCTTCCGAATTCGGGGATCCCAGCATCTTCATTAATTATCGGCTCCATTTCGACATTATAGCCAAAATCCGGAAGTGCCACCAAATCAACATTAGAACTAAAACTGCCAGAAAAAACACCCAATTCTTCTAATGTTTTTGTCCAGCTTTCATCATCTTGCCAATCATTATTTAAATCAACTTTTGCTAATGCAAATTTTTCAACATCATTAATCCCATTTTGTAAATATGCGGCAACTTTCGTTGGGAAAGCTCCCCGCTGAAGTTGTAACATGTGAGGTGCTGCCATCACCGCAAATAAAGGGTTAAGTGCTGACATCGCCAGCATCAAATATTGATCTGGCTCCCAGGTTCCATAAAAATCGACGTAAGGGTGTACCGACATGCGCTTGAAAGCCACATTGATCATATGCGCTGTCAGTGGATTACCCATAGTGTCCGATAATATCATATTTAACATTCCCCAATCAGATGGCATTGGCCCGGATCCAAGCATGTCAGTTAAAAAATCAATTTTAAGTTGTTCTAAGGTAGCACCAAGACCACCGACAACAGCCGTTGCCGCCACTTCTGATTCATATGGTATCAGTCCGTTGTCACAGCCAGGATCAGAAACAAGGGGGGGCATGTTATTTTCTAGAAAACCATCTAGATTCTGCATAATAGAACTAAGATCGCCCAAGTCATCCTTCATTTGATCTTGTAAATTGTCGCACATTTCTCTTGCTTGTCCTGCTGTTGCTCTTCCACACAAAAGATCGGCCCTTAATTCACAGAATTGTTCTAATAATTCTGGATCAGCACAAATTGTAGGATTAGCTGGTGTTGCATCGTTTTCTGGCAATTGATCTGTGTAATCCTGTAAATTTGATCTGAACGGGGCCGGCATTAAATTGCCTATATTTTTAAAAAAACTACCGATTGCCTCTTTGTTGGGAATGGCAGATCTATAATCTGGATACTCATACTCTATAAGACTATCTACGATATCAAGCATATCATTGGCAGGATTACCCAAAAAAGCGTTAATTAATTCTAATTGCGTCAAAGAAGATGAAATATCTTCAGCAAAGGCAAGTGTTTGTTGTTCGTCAGCTAGTGCTGCAGCGCCAACACCCAAAGAAGAAACCAATTCAACAACAGCACTATCAACAGTTTCATCATCAGCCTCTTCCCCACAAATTGACTCTCTAATCATATCTTTAAGCACATTTGGGTTTCCAGACGCTAATGCTGTTGTAATATCACCAGATTCTACGGCATTAGAGATCGCATCGCCGACAGCTTCACATACTTTAACCAACAATTGCGTTAATATTTGCGTGATTGCCGCGTGAATCATTTTCTCAAGAGCTTCAAATAAAGCCCCGAACAGATCTGAAATTTTAGGAATCCACCCAAATGGATTAACTAATTTCGGCCACACAACATCATTAATATCTCTGCAGAACGGATTCGGCAATTCTAAGTTATGCATGAAATCTGCTACGTCAGGATTAAGAAATGGAGTAGTAGGGCAATCCACTGCAAGAATAGTATTAGCAACTAATTGCGCGCCAGGGAATTTGTTTAATTCATCCAATAATGTTAATAAGTCATCCTGATAAGCCTCCATGATGGCACTGACATAAGCTTCCATGGCAACTCTAACACTAAATTGAGAACCAGTGCCCCCACTAACAATATCATATCGTTGAGCTAGCGTTCTTCGAGTAGATTTATAAGCGATTTCCACGTCCTCGGAAGATGTACCATAAGCGCTTGGACTTTCTGTCTTTTCTTGTTCAGAAAGGCTATCGTCAGTCCAGGGTTTTACCAAAGAGACGCCGGCGCCTATCGCATCTGAAATTTGTTGATTGATGAGTTCATCGTCAAAAATCTCACCTTCTTCTAATTTTTTTAAGGCTAATTGTTCTATTTCTGTCTGCCGGCTTGCTTCAAGTTCAGAAAATAAAACACCAAAATTATTAATTGACATTCCCCGCACGCCACTCTCAGTAACAGCACCCAAAGCATCTTCAAGGGTAAGCCCACCCATCAAGCTTGTCATTGCTTGCATAAAAGTATCAAATAAGCCACACATTTTGATATCATCAAAACCTTCAGACCATAATTTATCTAATTGTTCTTCTCCAGTTGACGTGAAGCTCTCGGCGCCGGCATTAGCCATCCTATCACAGAAGTCTTCAAAAGGCGCCGAAGAAGTTTCAAGCGATTGATGTTCTTGCTCCTGGGCCATGGCATATATATCAGCTTGCTCTTGCGCTGGATCAGTATCGTCTGAAGAATCGGGATTCGGCGTTACCCCCATATCAATATCTTCTTCAGTTTTTTCTAAAAGAGAAGCTTTACATGCTGACTCGTGAAATTTATATGCAATTGCATCACCAATGCTAAAGACTTCATCAAGAATATCTTGACCAAGCTGTTTCCCTTCTGCCGCTAAAGCCTCCGCGACACAACTAGACTCCTCTTCCGATGTTGTATCGCTTATATATACTTCTGGATAAGTATACTTAATAACAAACTCTGTCCAGGGCATCGGAATTCGAGCGGTAAGATCAAGAACCATTTCGTTTAGTTGGGTAAAATAAGCCATGGCTGTTGAATCTTTCCAGGCTGACTGGGCCCTTAGCTCATCCAGCTTGTCCGTCATGACAACGGCCACATTATTACAACCCTCAGTAAAAAATAAAATTTTCTTTAAAACATAGTCCGGAGAAAATGTAAACGTTATTTCCGTAATCGCCGTACTGCTATTAAATATTTCTATGGCGCCGGGTTCGGGAATGCTATAGCCACGTTTACTTAAGAATGCATTCAATTGAAGTAAAACATTTCCCATCACGGATTTACCAAAAACACCCATATCTCCATAATTTTTTAGGTTAAATAACCTATCATCTTCTGCAAATAGGATGTTTGAGCGATTGACTGCTCTTAAGACTTTTAGATATCGACTATAAAGAGCCAAACTTACGCGTACTTTTCTCATTAGCTCATCGATATTTTTAGCAACATAAGTTACCTCAATATCGGTGAGTTCTTTTTCCTCATCTTCAATCTCTTCTGGCAAAGCATCGCTAAGACTATCGATAACTTCGAATGGCACAGAATACAGAAGTTTTAAATGAGATTTATTACGAGGCGATAACCAATAGTCTGTATGTTCTATCGATTGCCTAACAACGTCTATGGTTTCATCAGAATCATCTTTTCCATAAACTTGTAAAAGTGCAACGATGGCCGTATCTTCGTATTTTACAAATAATTCTTCTAAAGCGGCTGCAGCTTCTTCTTCTGTAGATTCTGTCGAACCGTCCGCTTCGCAATCTAGATCACCAATTGATGTTTCATCTGTTGTAACAGTAATCTGATACATGCAGTTCTTGCCGTTTAGAAACGGCTCATAGAGTGTTCTTTTTCTCCAATTGGGAACGACAGCGGCTGGATTGGGAGTGCATGGGGGACAATATTCCCCTTCTTTTAATACTATTGCGTCATCACAAACATCAATTAGGAGATTGCCGTCTATATCCTGTAAAGGAAGAAATTTTGATTTAGCCATTGTTGTGCCTTCTGTTTATAATTAATTCGTTCTCACATTTCTGCTAACAATATATCTTTCGCCCGAAGGGGATAAATAGTTAAATCTCCAAGCTTTTGCATTAGTTCTGGTCTGCCATAAAGAATTTATAACATAAGAATATTGGCCCAATACCGCTGTTGGTGCGGCTGCAGCAATCCATTGCTGGGGTGTAATCCCCAAAATAGAGTTATAATTTGCCTGTATAAGCGCGAAATTCTCCAGCGCGCTCCAGATCTCTTCAATAATATCATGTAATTCGCGAAGAGCGTGCATGGTTACTTCACCCTTGGCTACACCTTGGACTTGGCTGAGTCCGGCGCCGAAATAGGCTGCAGCGGTCTCGCTATAACTATTTCCTGCAACCAAATCGATCTTAGGCGCTATTGGTTCTGATTTGCCCCCCAAAGAATTTGGTTCACCATTTTGACCAAATTTTCCACCTCGCATCCTTCCAGTTGTAATTCTTACACCTTCGCGACCAATAATTCTAACACCATCGGCTTTAATGCCGATGCCAGAACGAGCCTCCATGCCTTTGCCCTCGTTAACCAAAGGATCAGAGGCTAGCCCAAAAATCTGATCAATATCGCAAAGTCGCGAAATATA